TCCTCGCCGTCGGCATCGCCGCCCCCCTCATCGGCGGCGGCTTCGCCCTCGCCATGTGGGGGACCAGCCTCGCCAACTTCAAAGTCATCGGCGCCATTGCCGGCGGCGTCATCGGCATCGCACTCGCCGTCAAGTCCCTCCTCGGCTCCGCGAGAGATGTCGTCGAAGCCGCCCCGCCGACGATCCACCAGCACTTCGACGGTGCCGTCGTCCACCAGGACCACTCCACCCACGAGCACAAGAGCAGCGGCGTGTGGGTCCGCAACGACCACGACCACTCCACCAACCTCTAAGGACCCCGCATGGCCATCCAGCAGCCCGTACGCCGCCCCGCCCCCGTCCGTGCCCGGCGCAGCCGCCTGCCCCGCATCACCTGGAGCGGACTCGGCATCAGCCTCCTCATCGGCTACTTCGCCTTCGTCACCTGGCCCGGCCAGACCATCGCCGTACTCGCCTTACTGATCCTGCTGCCGATCCTGGCCGCCATCCTCAACTAGACCCACCCGCAGCGCCTCAACACCCTCTTCCGACGCCTCGACAAGGCCGCCGCCCACCTGCCCAAACAGGCCGCGATACCCCGACACGCCACCGCCGCCAAGCTCCAGAACCTGCACTGGACCCGCTTCGAGGAAGCCGGCATCCAGGCCGCCCGCAAGACCCCCGGCGTCGTCGAAGCCGTACCCACCGGCAAGAGCGGCGACCGCGGATGCGACGGCCGGGTCCGCCTCGTCAACGGCCAGCGCTGGCTCCTGCAGTTCAAGCGGTACAAGGCCAAGAACAACGTCGACGGCGAAACCGTCCGCGCGACCGTCGGCGCCGCCCACCTGGCCGGCTGCACGGGCGCCGCCATCGTCACCAGCAGCGGCTACACGAAGGAAGCCGTCGAGCAGGCCGGGCAGCTCGGCGTCGTCCTCTTCGACGGCAACGACACCGCGCAGTGGATGAACGGCGGCCGCGCCCCCTGGCAGTAGCCCGGGGGATAGCGCCTCGGACAAACACGCGATCGTGCCCCATCCTGAACAGGCACAGCCCGCGACGAGGGAGCAACCCCCGCGCCCCCATCGTCGCGGGCCGTGCCACAACCCCACCCCCACTCGTTACCCACCCAGAACCGCTCGGGCCCCGGCATCCACCCCCAGGGCCACGCCCGAGCCCAAGTAGCCCCACCGTCACCCCCCCCGACGGTGGGGCTACTTCATGCCGTCACCGCACCGTCGGGATGCCCAACCCGGCGCGGGCAGGGGGAACACCCGCACGACAATCGGCGATCATCAGAGATAGGCGCGGGGCCTGGAACACGACGACACAGCGGGAGCCCCACCGCCATGCCAGCGAACCGCCTCAAAATGGACCAAACCCGAGTCCGCCGCACCGAACTCCTCCGCCTACGCCGCCAAGGCATCCGCTACGACGACGAACGCATCCTCAACCTCGGCTACGCCAGCACCAACGCCGCCCGCAAAGACGTCGCCCGCGCCCTCGAACTCCACCGCGACGAAGAGGCAGCCGAAGTCTCCGTCTACCGTCAGCAGGAAAACGAGCGCCTGGACGCGCTCCTCGAAGCCGCATGGCCCCGCGCCACCACCCCCAGCCCCGTGTTCTCCAAGGACGGGCAGGTCATCGGCGAGGAGCTCGACATGCGGGCCGTCGACACCGTCCTCCGGTTGATGGACCGCCGCGCCAAACTCAACGGCCTCGACAGCCCCGTGAAGACCGAAGTGTCCGGACCCGACGGCGGCGCCGTCCCCCTCGGCACAGGCACCCTCAACGAGCTGAACGCCCTCATCGGATTCGCGGGGCCGGCCGGGGCGGACGGCACGCTCCCCGCAGAGACCGGGGGAGAGGACGCCGGTGGCCACAGCGATCAGTGACGCTCCTGTCGAGGACGCGCTGCTCGCCCACTACCGCACCCTCCCCGCCAGCGAGCGGCGCCACATCGCCGCCCAGGCCAGCCCTGAACTCCGGCTGCGTCTCGCCTGGGTGGAACGGCAGATGGCGATGGACCGCTCCCCGGGGGCGCTCGCCGCCGTGCTGACCGAGGGTCGGGAGAAGCAGGCCCGCCACCTCGACATGATCGACGACGTGTTCATGCGTATCGCCGCAGGTGAGCGCATGCAGGTGATGATTACTTGCCCACCTCGTCACGGAAAGTCCCAAAGAGCCTCTAGATGGGGGCCTTTGTGGTATTTGCGCCGTCATCCGACGGCGCGCGTCATGCTCGCCTCGTACGGCGCTGAACTCGCCGACGACCACGGCCGCTGGGTCCGTGACCAACTTCGGGAGTACGCCCCGACTCTCGGGGTCCGTCTCGACGACGGGTCCCGCGCCGCGAACCGCTTCGACCTCGAGCAGCCCCGCGGCTCGTCCGTACGCGGCGGCATGGTCACCGCCGGCGTCGGTGGATCTTTGAATGGAAAGGGATTTTCGCTCGGCATTATCGACGACCCGTTCAAGGGCTCCGACGACGCCAACTCCCCGACGCAGCGCGAACGCGTGTGGAACTGGTACCAGTCCGTCTTCTACACCCGCCGTGCTCCGGGCGCCTCGATTATCTTGATCAACACGAGGTGGCACGAAGATGATCTTTCCGGCCGCATCCTTGCGACCGAACCGGAGAACTGGACACTCATCGATCTCCCCGCCCTCGCCCTGTCCGACGACGACCCCCTCGGCCGGCAGGTCGGCGAAGCCCTGTGGCCCGAGCAGTACGACGCAGACGAACTCGCCCGCACCCACCGCGCCGTCGGTGAACGCGTCTGGTGGGCCCTCTACCAGCAGCAGCCCCGACCGCTCGCAGGCGGCGTCTGGGAATGGGACTGGATCACCAAGAACCGCATCGACCCGATCGCGTTCCGCGCCGTCGACCTCACCCGCGTTGTCGTCGCCCTCGACCCCGCCGGCGGCGACACCCCCGGCCACGACGAATCCGGCATCGTCGCCGCAGGCCGCTCGTCCGACGGGCAGTACTACGTCCTCGCCGACCGCACCGCCAAGCATTCCGCGGAGGGTCGCGGCCGCGAGACCTGCCTCCTCGCGCTGCAACTGGATGCGGACGCGATCGTCGTGGAGAGCAACTACGGCGGCGACATGGCCAAACAGACAGTCGTGCAGGCGTGGGCCGAACTGGAGCGCAACGGGGAGACGAAGGGCGCGGTGATGCCGCGGATCGTGGAGGTCACCGCGAAGAAGGGCAAGAGGCTCCGCGCGGAGCCGATCGCCCAACTTTACGAAGTGGGTCTCGTCCACCACACAGCAGAGTTCCCGCAGCTGGAAACCCAGATGGTGACGTGGCTGCCCGGCATGGACAGCCCCGACAGAATGGACGCCGCTGTGCACGCGCTCACTGAGCTCGCCGACCCGTCCGCCATGGGCACCGGCGTCACGTCGTATGCCGACAACCGGCTCCGCGGCCGCCGCTGACCCCGGGCAGGGGGAACGGCCAGGCTCTACGCCCGTACGCTGATCGTTAGGCGCGGGGCCTGGAAGTCGATCAGCGGAAGGACTGCTGTGGGCCTCATCGCCGGTATGCGCCGCGTCGTCATCGACGGCTGGAGCTGGCTGAACTACAAGCCGGTGTTCGCCGACGAGGCACGCGGCATGCCGAACCGGCGCGCGTTCCCCGAGGCCGCCGCCTCCTGGGTGCCCGCCGCCGACGAACGCCGCCTCGCCGCGTACAAGCTGCTCGCCGCCTACGACCAGAACCAGTCCGCCGAGCTCGCCGGGATCCTCGACTCGCAGGCCCGCGAGCGGCGTGAGTTCGGCGACCCCGCCATGTTCATCGACACCGTGATGGCGCACGTCCTGGGCCGCGAGCAGCACATCACCGTCACGGGTGCGGACGACGACAGCGGCGGCCAGGGGAACAGTCCCGACACGGTGGCCGCGGCACGGGTGCAGGACCTGTTGCGGGAGTGGGCGGAGACCGAACTGCTGCCCATGAGGGTGCAGCAGACCGAGCGCAAGGCCGTCTCCCTCGGGGACGGTGTGTACCGGCTTGCCTGGGATCCCGCCAAGCAGCGCGCCACCGTCCGCGCCGTCGACCCCGGCTTCTACTTCCCCGTCCTGCCCGAGGACGGCGACGGCGAGTTCCCTGACCGCGTCCACTTCGCGTGGGAGCTCCCCGAGGACCCCAAGCGGCAGCTGAAGGCACGGCTGCGCCGCATCACCTACGAGCTCGCGCCGATCGGCCCGGCGACCGCGGCCGGCGTCGACGAGCAGGGGAGGGCTGTACGGGCTCCCGTCACCGTGGAGGGCCCCGACGGGCAGCTCGAGCCCACCCTCGGATCTGGTGACACTGTCAACGTGGAGTCCGGGGCCGTCACCCGCGTGTATTCGTGGAACGACCAGCCGTCCGCGTACACCTGCTACCTGACGGACGCCACCTGGGAGTTGGGCGACCTCAAGGGCCCCGTCGACGTTGATGATCTGCCGCTCGCCAAGGCGCAGTTCGCGACCCGCTCCGACGGCGAAGTCCTCGACCGCCTCGATTTGATGCTCGACTTCATCCCGGTCGTCCACGTACCCAACACCGTCCCCGGCGCCGAAGAACACTGGGGCCAATCGTCCTTGGCGAAGGTGCTGCAGGTCTTCGACGAACTCCAAGGCGCCGACACCGACTCGGCGCGCGCCGCCGCGACGACCGGCCTGCCCATGGTCGGGATCTCCGGGGCCGACGCCCGCACCCAGTACGACGTCGGCCCCGGCCAGATATGGAAGCTCCCCGAGAACGGCAAGCTGACCACCATCGACACGTCGGCCGCGCTGCGGGAACTGCGCGAGCAGCGTCACGACCTCGCCGACCGGGCCTCCACCAACGCCCGCCTGCCCGCCGTCACCCTCGGCACGCTGGACCCCTCCAAGGTGCCGTCCGGGTACGCGATGGAGCTCACGCTCGGCCCCCTCGACGCGCTCGTCTCCTCGATGCGGCTGGCCCGCGCCCACAAGTACAGCCTGCTGCTGAAGATGGTGCAGCGCCTCCACCTCGCCGGACAGCATCCCGACTGGACGGGCATCCAGGTCCTGCCCGCGCAGCTCGTCTTCGGCCCGTACACGCCGACGGACAAGGCCGCGGTCCTGGAGCAGGTCTCCACCGGCTACGACGGAGGCGATGGCGTCCTCTCCCTGGAGACCGCGGTGAAGATGCTGATGGAGGCCGGGTTCCCCATCGACGACGTTGCCGAAGAGATCGAACGCATCCAGTCCCGCGCCTTCGCCGCCGCCCGGAACCTTGCGGACGCGCTCGGCAACGTCGACGAGGTCGCCGGCTTCCTCGGTCGTGAGGCCCCCGACGAGCCGGACACCCCGCCCGTGGTTCTCCCGCCCGCGGGGCAGCAACTCGCCCTCGACAACGGCAGCGACCCGGCACAGAACCCGGACGGCGAAGACCCGGCGCAGGGGAGCGGGGGGAACACTCCGTGATTTCTGTGCTGCACTTGATCTCAGGCGCGGGGCCTGGAAGTCGATCGAGTCTGGGAGGACTTGAGCAGATGCGTCGCCCCACGCAGCACCACCCCCTCCGTACCGCCGCGCACGGCGCCTGGGCCCACCCGTATGCGGGTGTCGGAGCACTGGCCGTGTTCCACGCCGACGGCGGCGACGACCCGGCACAGCCTCCCGCCCCCACCCCGCCCAAGCCAGGCCCCCCGCCGTCCACGCCCCCGGCCGGGTCATTCACGCAGGACGACCTCGAGCGGATCGCCGCGAAGGAGAAGGCGCAGGGCGAACGCGCCGGCGCCCGCAAGGCCCTCGAGGAGTTCGCCGCCGAGCACGGCTTCACCAACGTCGACGACGCGAAGGCGTTCATCGCCGAGGCCCGCAAGGCGAAGCAGGACGCCCTGTCGGAGGAGGAGAAGCGCCGCCAGGAGCTGGAAGAGGACCGCCGCAAGCTGGACCAGGAGAAGGCGCAGATGGCCGAGGCGCAGCGCGCGCTGGTCCGCGAGCGCACCCTGGGCCGTCTCGGCGCGGTCGACAGCGACGACGCCCCGAACCTTCAGGACGCGCTTGCCATGCTGGACCGCGACCTCCGCAACCAGCCCGACGCCGACGAGCAGGCGGTCAGCGAGGCTGCGGCCAAGCTGAAGGAACGCCGCCCCGAACTCTTCGGCGCCAAGCCCCCGGCCGCACCGTCCACGCTGCCCCCGGCCCCCGGCGGTGCCCCAGCAGGCGGCACACCGGGCCGTCAGACGCCGTCGAAGGACGACGCGAAGGCCCGCGCCCGCAAGCTCGCCGAAAAGATGGGCTACGCCCGACCCGACGCCGCCTGACCAGGCAGCGCCCGCAGACTGAGGGACCACGCCCTCTCGCACCACCCCCGTGGACGACACCGCAGGTGTCCGCACCCCTAAGAGTGCTCACCCGCCACGGGAGGAGAGTCGGCGTGGACATCCAGCCGATCACCACCACGGAGACCCTGACCGCAGACCGCCGCTGGCTGCTGTCCCTGCACGGCTCCGACATGAACAAGACCGTGACCCTGGACCTGTCCAAGTTCACGGCCAACACCCACTACACCGCCGCCGCGAACGGACTGCCGAACCGGCTCAAGTCCGGCCTCCCCCTCGCGAAGATCACCGCATCGGGGCTGTACGCGCCGTACGCGTCCGGCGCCTCCGACGGCACTCAGACCCTCGCGGGCCTGCTCGACACGGAGACCGCGTTCAACACCGGCTCCACCAAGGCCGGCGCCGCCCTGCGCGTCCACGGCGACGTGGAGACCGCGAAGCTGCCCGTCGCGCTCACCGTCCCGGCGGCCGCGAACCGCACCGACAACATCCGCTTCAACTGAGAAGGGCTGTGAATTCTGATGCTTGAGGCCCTGCTCAGGGACATCACCCCCACCGACATCATCGCGTTCGCGCGCGCCGTGCAGACCCCTGCCGACTACGCGCTGACCGCGAACGTCATGCCGGAACGCCAGATCAACGGCGTCAAGTTCAAGACCCGCCGCACGAGCCGACGGGTCAACGCGGCGAAGTACCGCGCCTACGACGCGCAGACCCCGATCGCCTCCCGCGAGGTCAAACGGATCGAGACCGAGGCCATGCTGCCCCTGCACGGCCAGAAGATCCTCGTCGCCGAA